CCGGCCACCCAGCCTTTCGGCTCAGCATGCATATTACACGACTGATTCCCCCCTCAGATACCTTACTGGCTTAACAAAAAGCTGGTTCAGGTACCCAACGCCAACGAACAACTTGATCGTTGACATTACCGTTCACGCTGCGAGAATTCCTCGTAAGCATAACCTGTTTTCTTAGGTATGCTTGATGCTCAGGGAGGTCATCAAGTCTATCATGGATAGACTCAACAACTCTACATCTGAATAACCGTTGTTGAGGATCATCTTTATGGCACTTTTCCTTAAAAACAAACGGAATAAGGCCACTCATACGTTTACTATCGGTTTTCCAGCCGAGTAGTCCGGATTCATGCCAAACGGTAGGCAATGGTCCGAAGAGTTTGGTAGACTCTCTTCGTATGAAACTAGCGGTGTGTTCGTAGCCGCGATTACGCAACCCGAATTCCTTGCTAATCAGAGACAACAATAATGTTGTGTTTGTTGAGCGTGAAGTTTTGGTTATAATATACTTAAAGTATACCGGGGTTATGTCATGACCTAGGAGGGCATGACACCCACAAGATTCACGGAAATGGGAATTTCTGAAGGATTTTTCAGTATTAACCTTCATCCCGTACAACGGTAAATAATCATATACCGCTTGTACACATGTAGTGGGGATTATAACATCGTCTCCATATACATAAATTTCCTTACACAGCTTGTGCTTATTGGGTATCGATGAGTTTAGTATTATAGCTTTAATTAAAGCATAATGTACTAGACCCATTACAGGAAAGCAAACACCTGAACCCATTGGCGCAAATTTGTTGGCCAATAAGTATCGGCGTTGACCTAACCCTTTTGGCAGCTCAATAATACGAGTAGAGCATGCTGAAAGGAACTCAAATAGGGCTGTGTTCATGAAGAGATATAGAACTAAATCTCTCCATACCCTATCTGAAGCTTCGGAAAAGTCCAATGTGGACAACTCCTTAGTTAGTGAAGACTCAAGTGCAAGGTTTTGATTTACAGTTTGATCTGTGAACAGAACATGACCCGAAGTTTCTGGGTGACGCTCCAACAAATCGTACATAAAACCACGTACACCTTGTTGGAAAAATTGAGCTTCATTTTCCTCGATACATATACCTCTAGGTTTCTCCGCCTTTTTGGGGATAGACTTCCACCTAGAAATAGGTTGATCAGATACCTTACCAACTTTAGTAAGATTATCTGCTAGATCTCGAGCATCGTCACCAAACATATACTGATAAAATGTGGCGAACCACAAATCATAGTCAAATGTTTCATGAAGACTATGGTACAAAACATGAGGCTCGTATCTCATGTTCTTTTCTACTTTACTATTTGTAGCACCAGAACCTGGTCTAGGGTAAATACCATATTCTAGGTCCTCCTTTGAGATATTCTTAAAAATGGAGGTAATAATCTGGCGTGCAGTGGCTGATATAGCCGCAAGTGGCGGACTGTGAAGATTTATTTTCACAAGTGATTCATCAACCGCTACAAAATCCGCTAATTGTTTGCGGAGTACCTTTTGAGTGTACGGGCCTTCTAATTTCTTGAAGGCAGCACAAAGCTGATACACTAGCTTAAATGCTGTAACCGTTAGCTCGTCGTCTGTATTTGCGTAGATCGGTACCAATAAGCCTTGCAAAAATGCAGGGTGCTTGGTCCCAGGTTTTGATCTAAACCCTGGGTAGACCGACTTACCTGTCTCTAAATATGATAATAAATTATCATGTAGAGAAGGTAAAGCAACTGTCACAAACTTAATTCCCTCGGCTTTTAGACGTTTACTAATTGTCTTGAAGTCGCGGGTGTAGTCGGTGAAGCTATACGACGGAAGGATATTAACACAATCTAGGAGTAAGCAATTCAGATATTCTTGAACGCTTTCTGCGTTTACAGATCTCCATTCGATGACATCCCTGTCATCCTGTGATGTGTGCGCCCGCAACCGGGCCTTTGAGTCTAACTTGCGTAGGCTATTATGGTGTCCCATAAAGGGTATACCTCCTAGCCATGGCATTTAGCCAAGACGCTGGCAAGCTTCGATGATGAGCGCAACAACGGCCAATACGGCCGCTGCTATTCTAATCAAACGTACAGCCATAACGGCCTATACGTTTCCGCGGATGAGCAAATTTACAAAATCTGCTTCGGCAGCCAACGCTAACAGAATGTTAAGCGTTACCTGCGCATCCTCCGGATCGATCTTGTCTGAACCATGGTAGGTGAGATTCCATTGTTGCTGTTTTAACACAACAACCTCATCTACAGTGACATCGTGTGCATAATTTACGCCCACAAGGGCGTGCACGGTATCACCAGTCTTTGTAGTTTTGACATTGATGCGAGATTGACGGCTAACAGCCGCCGCACTTTCATCATACATGCCCGTGGTGGTTTTTCCAACACGTAATGGGGCAAAGGCTGAATAGGTTCGTGTTGCTGATCCATCGGATACAGCAACTGGACTTGAGAATAATCCCATGGTGGTTAGTTCCTTATATATTGAGCACGTAACGTGTGCAGTATTTACGCCCGTTATGGGAATGTAATGGAGTTACCATCTAGAAAAAAGTTCTTAGTAGAGCGGCCATGGTTAAACCCTGCTTGCCTCCAGGTATTTTGAACCTGGGCAAAGCAGCCCCTTTATTAGGGCTGGTCACTCTCCGTTGATAAGTACTGCCCCGAAGACCGGATACCAATTCGGACTTCGAATATTCGCCATTGGTTTTTCCACCAATGACGGCAGTATGAGCATAACTTGGATCGGCTGTGTAAAATACGCCGGTTCGCTTCGTGCGTAAGAGGCTCTCGCAGTATTGAGAGTACTCCAAATGCACGTTTTTGTCATGCTCCATCATGTGAATGGATTTCCCTATCCCCGTGAAATAATCGGCGACAAAGGTCCATGGAACTGAGTTCCACAGTGCTTCATACGACCCTGCTAGTCCCCAGTACTTAAAGAAAGCCTCAAGACGAGGCCTACAGTCGTACTGGTATTGATACTCTAGTGTTGCGTTGAATAAGGTCTCATCATGAGCACCGTACTCAACTTGTCGAAGCGTATAGGCTCCAGAGGGAGCACTACGTGCGTCGACTTCACATAGAGTAGCACCGTAATGAGATTTTTGGTTTGTTTGACCAGCTATCTCAAAATTACGTTGCGCTTTATCCACTTCAATGAAAATTTGGGACATGATGTTCCCTAGGTCCATAAGCAAAGGCTTAATGGCCAACTCATTGGTTAGATAAAGATCTGACAGGGCTTTAGACGGATCCAAATCACGGAGTCTCTTTGAAGGCTTAACGCCTTCTCGGAGCATTCTCATGATATTGCCAGGTTTTAACAAGGCAAAATGCTTGAGCAGCGATTTAAAATCACGCAGCTCGTATAAAAAATTAAGCATTGAGATCTGTCCTTCAAAGCGAGGTTGCATAGAATGCCAAGCCTCTCTTTGGTATGAATCAAGGTCTTCGACACATATAATATCAGTGTCGGCGACCCAATCCATTTCCGAGAGCGAGAAATTGGGGAAAGGTTCTCTTTTTCCTGCAATAGAAACCGCAGAAATGAGCTCACCCCAACTGGGATCTGTAGCCAAGACTTGAGTGCCAAAGGCACAATAGTCCAAGCATACAGCCCTCATATTATAATGATCACAATTATTAAAATATGGTCTGTGCATCTCGGTAGATTCGAATATCTCATTACCTGCTATCTGAGGTGTTTCAATCAGATAGCCCGTGTTCATCTGGTGCAAATGCTGGGTTTTTGTTCCAGCAAGTGTAGCGCAGTTGTCCGGATTGTAATTCGACCAACAGGTTGAGTTCCAGGCCCAGTCGTTTTTCAACGGTGCCGAGGTACTCCCGTAGTCAACCGCTGTTTTTCGAATCTTCTTCATGATAACTTACTCCTCCTTCCTAGAGATTAATGGTATAGCGCCCCGGACTATCCGGG